CCTAAGAATATGCTTGAGTTAGTAGGTACAAATGCTTACTCATTAAACCCTGATAGTGACGAGTTTTGGCATCCTTTACCTAACGATGGTTGGCAAAAGGATTGGTCTAAGACTGCTAGTCACATTAAGGCGATGAAAGGAGTAGTTACAGTTGATACTGCTACTGCTCATCTAGCTGGTGCGTTAGGAGTTAAATGTATTGTATTAATGCCTAAAGACGAGTTTAAATGTTGGCGATGGAAACATGGAACTTGGTACGACTCTGTAATACCTGTTGATGAGAAAGACTACGATCAAATACCAGAACTTATAAGGAAAATGTAATGACAGATAAAGAAGCATTTTTAGCCCATTGGACACCTACAATAGGTTTAGAAGAAGCTGAAAAGTCATGGGAAATGAAAGATGTTAAGCGACAAGCTAACATGGTAATGAGTGATATTCAACCTTATAAGTCAATGATTGATGGTAGTTGGATAACCTCAAGATCACGACACAGAACACATTTGAAAGATCATGGTTGTATAGAAGTAGGTAATGAGAAGCAAGAGCATAAGCCTAAACAGTATTACGATCCTAAGCTAAAAGCTAAGATTGGTGAGATTGTTTATTCTAAATTGAAGTATTAATCCGATTACTTGGAGAGAAAAATGGCAGATTTACGATCAGCACTAGAAGAAGCGTTTAGCAATGAACCTGTAGAAGTAGTTAAAGAACAACAAGTTGAAGAACCTCAAGAAGTTGAGGAAGTTCACGAAATTGAAGAACCTGTAGAAGTTGAAGAAATTGTAGAAGAATCTAAGCCTATTAGACCTACAACATGGAAAAAAGAGTATCTTCCGATTTGGGACAAGATTCAGAATGGTGAGGAATTATCTAGCGATGAACGCAAGAAACACCTTGAATACTTAAATCAGAGGGAGTCTGAATACAAAAAAGGGGTAAATACCTATAAAGCAGAAGCAGACAGAACTAAGCCACTAGATGAAGCCATTGCACCTTTTAGAGAACACCTTAAACAACAAAATATTAATGAGGCACAATGGATTAACAACTTAGGTCGTGCTCACTTGATACTAAGTCAAGCACCTCCAGAGCAAAAAATCCAAATGTTTCATCGACTTGCACAAGATTATGGTATACAATTAAATCAAGGGGAGATGCAAAAACAACAAATTGACCCATATACTCAGCAATTAATGCAGCAACTTCAGCAAATGAATCAAGAAGTTGGTACTATTAAGTCTAGGTATGAGCAAGAAGAAAACAATCGGTTGATGTCAGAAATCAATCGAGTAGCAAGTAATGTGGAGAAGTTTCCACATTTTGAATCGGTTAGGGAAACTATGGCTCAATTACTTGAGAAAGGTTATGCCCAAGACCTTGAAGGTGCTTATGCAAAAGCTGTGCGTTTACAAGACGATGTATGGGAACTTGAGAGAGAACGACTTCTCAAACAAGGTTCTACACAAAGCCAAGCACAACGAGTAGCAAAGGCAAAATCGACTGCATTAAGTCCGAGATCCGTTACACCTAGCGGAATAAGCACAACAGTTGATAAAAAGGATAGACGATCTGTGATTGAAGAACAATTAAATCAATCTATGGGTGGTCGGGTTTAACTAAACTAAAAAGGATATTATTATGGCTTTCGCTAATAGTGCTATCACCGATATTATCGCAACGACTATTCAAAGTCGTAGTGGTGAGTTGGCAGATAACTTAACACAAAACAATGCAATACTACAAAGACTTGACCAAAAAGGTAACATCAAGCCTTTCTCAGGTGGTAATGTGATTCTCCAAGAGATCATGTATAACGATCCATCAACTAACAATGCTAATTCTTATTCAGGATATGAAGTATTAAACATCTCTCCTGATTCACCGATTAGTGCTGCTCAATACTCTATTACTCAGTACGCAGATAGCGTAACAATGAGTGGTCTAGAAATGTTGCAAAACAGTTCTAAAGAGGCAATCATCGACTTACTAGATGGTCGTATGCAAGTATCTGAGGCTCGATTACTAAATCGAATTTCAGGCGATTTGTACCTTGATGGAACAGGCAATGGAGGCAAGAATATTACCGGCCTTGCAGCTGCAATTCCTGATTCTGCGTCCACAGGAACTTACGGCGGAATTAACAGAGCCAACTGGTCCTTCTCGAGACCGATCGTAACCACAGGCGGTGCAGCAGTAAGTGCAACAACTATCTTGGCTAAGATGACTTCTACAGCTATTCAATTAGTTCGTGGAACAGACAAAGCTGACTTAATCGTTGCTGATAACAACTATTACTCTTTCTATGTTCAAGCACTACAAGCTATTCAGCGTATTACTTCTGAGGAATCAGGTGCATCAGGTTTTGCATCCCTCAAGTTCTATGGTGGTGGTACAAGTGCCGATGTGGTTCTAGGTGGTGGTGTAGGCTCACAAGCTACAGCTAACACAATGTTCTTCTTGAATACTGATTACATTTTCTTACGCCCACATAAAGAACGCAATTTCGTTCCTATCGGTGGCGAAAGACAAGCGATCAACCAAGACGCTATTGTTAAATTGTATGGTTGGGCTGGCAATCTTACTTGTTCTAACCAATTTTTACAGGGCAAGTTAATTGCCTAAGAAAGGAAAATAATCATGGCTTATTCAGTTCTCCCTATTGCAGGGATTGATTTAACCAACATTTCTAACTACAACGACAATAGTGCAGGGACAGAAATCCCTACACAAGGGCCGTTAGGGTTACAAACTTTTGGTTCAGATGGTTTGCGTTATGTATTTGCACAAGCTGGTGCAGCTATCACAGCAACACTAACAACTTGCACAGTAAACGCATCAACTTTTGTAGCAACAGCAAGTGGTGGTACTTATACAAGTCCAGCAACTGCAATGGCTTCAGGTGACTATGGCTGGTTCAGCAAAGCATCTGTTTAAGTAAGTTGAAGGGTTGTCAGAGATGGCAACCTTTCTTTTTTTAAAAACCTAAATACTTGGGAGTTTTAAATGATTGAATCAGATATTAACAACGCAGATACACGATTAGCAATAAAGTTTGAAAAACGAGAAGTACAAAACGCTGACAGAACACTAGAAGAAGGCAGACCAATCTTTGAAGAACAAGTCTTCATCAAGATAGTAGTACCAGGCGATTCTCTATCAGAGATAGATCGCAAAGTAAATGATCAAGATAAAAATAGGTTTCCAATACAATGGGCTAATTTTATGAATCGTATAGGCGATGAGGCAAGTTATTCAGGGACATCTTTAAAAGAATGGCCTTTGATTACTTCTACTCAGGCTGAGGAATTACGAGGAATTAAGTTTCACACAGTTGAGTCTATTGCAATGGCTACCGATCACAGCATCCAAAAGCTAGGAATGTTGGCAGGAATGTCACCACATACTTTTAGAGATAAAGCTAGGGCTTTTCTTAAAATGGCTAAAGAGGGTGCAGATGTAGCATCAAGAGAAGAAGAAATTAACAAACTTCGTGAAGAAAATGATAGAATAAGGCAAGAAACAGATGCAAAGATGGCTGAAATGCAAACTAAGTTTGAATCTCAGATGACATCTCTACTTGCAGCCGTTGGTCAAAAAAGAGGTAGGAAACCAAAAGTAGAGGAATAATATGTCATCGACAATGCTCGAACTCATGCAACAAACATCTAGTGAACTAGGTCTAGTTGCACCAACTTATGTCGCTGGTAATACCCAACAAGATGTAATTCAGTTATTAGCTTTAATGAATCGTGCTGGTTATAACCTGATTAAAGAATACGATTGGCGAGCATTGCAAAAAGAGTATCGTTTCTACACACAAGCGATAACAACTACTGGCGATGGTGTAGATGGTTCTTACAATCTGTTAAATGTAGCAAATACAGCAGGTTTAAGCACTAAATGGCAAGTAACTGGCACAGGAATACCACAAGATTGTTCTATTGTTTCTGTTGCTGGTTCTACTGTTACTCTTAATCAACCATTACAAGCGACTAATGTAGGCATCGACTTAACATTTGGTCAAATGGAATATGATTTACCTGCTGATTACGAGACTATTACAGATAGAACGCAGTGGGACAAAACCAAACATTGGGAAATGCTCGGGCCAGAAGATGCACAACAATGGCAATGGTTAAAGTCGGGTTATATTTCGACAGGCCCACGAGTAAGATGGCGAATCTATGGCGAATATTTTCATATTTGGCCATTAATGAACACACAGGAGTATCTAGGATATGAATACAGATCAAAAGGGTGGGCTGAAAGTTCAACTGGAGTTGTTAAAAACAGCTTTACTGCTGATACTGACACGACTTTTCTTGACGATACAATCATGGTGCTTGCGACTAAACTCAAATTCTTTCAAATTAAAGGCTTTGATACAACGAGCCTACAACAAGATTACGAAAGGTACTTAAGTGTAGCTAAAGCAAACGATAAGGGTAGTGCTACATTGAGTTTTGCACCTTATCCAAGCAAGGTATTGATAGGGTATGCAAATATCCCCGATACAGGATACGGCTCATGATTCCACAGAAGCGTAGTGCTAAGACAGCAAGTATTCCAGCACCAATAGGAGGTTGGAACGCAAGAGATTCGTTATCAAACATGGATCCGATGGATGCTGTAACTATGAATAACTGGTTTCCTACACCTACAGACATTACTTTTAGGAAAGGTTACACGAAGTCATCAATAGGTATATCAGGTAAAGTTAATACTTTAATGAATTACTCTAGTCCTACAGGTAATAAACTGTTTGCAGTAGGTACTTCAGTTATTTATGACGCATCAACAAGTACAGCTACAAGCGTATTTACAGGATTAACTAATAATAGATTTCAGTATGTATCTTTAACTAACTCTGGTGGTAGTTTTTTAGTAGCGTGTAATGGTGCAGACCCAGTTCTAGTCTATAACGGAACATTTTGGTCTTATGTAGCTACGACATCGACTGCACAGACTATATCTACTATAACAAGAAGTGGAACTACTGCTACTCTTACGACAGCAGCTAATCATGGGTTAATAACAGGTAATCAAGTCACAATTACAGGTGCAACAAGTAGCGAATATAACGGAAATTACAGAATTACAGTTACAGGTGTAACGACATTCACTTATACGATGGCGAGTACCCCTGCTGCTGATGCAACAGTTGTGGGGACTTATACAGTTTTAGGAATTACAGGAGTTAATTCAAATACATTTATAGGAGTTAATCTCTTTAAAAACAGACTGTATTTTACGCAAAAAGATACGCTAAATAATTGGTATATGCCTGTTCAAAGCATCGGTGGTGCAGCAAGTCAGTTAGATTTCGGTAGTATTGCAAGAAATGGTGGCTATTTACAAGCAATGGCAACATGGACAATAGACGCAGGCGAAGGTGCAGACGATTACGCTGTATTTGTCACATCTAATGGCGAAACAATCGTTTTTCTAGGTACTGATCCTAGTAATGCAGCGACATGGGCATTAAAAGGAGTATGGCAATTAGGTCAAACATTTACCAGAAGATGCTTTTTTAAGTGGGGTGGTGATGTCCTATTACTAACTCAAGATGGACTTGTACCACTTGCTAGTGCTTTACAGTCATCAAGACTTGACCCTAGAGTTAATCTAACAGACAAGATTTATTATGCTGTAAGTCAAGCAGCAAGTTCTTTTTCTACTCTACCTAATTGGCAGATTTCGTATTATGCTGGTGAGAATATGTTGATATTAAACATTCCTACAGATACAGGAATGCAACAATATGTCATGCACACGATTACAAAGTCATGGGGACAATTTACAGGTATTGAGGCTTATACATTTCAGATGAGTTCTAGTGAAATGTACTTTGGTGGTGATGGCTATGTAGGTAAGTTTTGGGACACATTTGCAGATAATGGAACAAACATAACAGGTCAAGTACAACAGGCATACAGCTATTTCGAGACTAGAGGACAACAAAAGAGATTCACAATGGTAAGACCTATGCTATTGACAGATAATGGCGTGCCAACTGTTTTATGCAATGTATCGACAGACTTTCAACAACAGAATAACTTAGGTGCAGTACAGTTTAACCCTGGTGCTTATTCAATAGGTAAGTGGGATACAGCGTTGTGGGATCAAGCAACATGGGGTGGAACATTGACAATTAATAAAGATTGGCAAGGAGTAACAGGAATAGGTTACTGTGCAGGGTTAAATTTAAGTATTGCAAGTCAAGGAATAGAAGTGCATTGGACATCTACCGATTTCGTAATGGAGGCAGGTGGAGTTATATAGTCTCCCT